GAGGATAAGGTAAAACTTGACGCCTACAAGACAGGGTTTGAGACCCAACAGAAGGCATTGCAGATGCCAGAACCGGAGGTTAAGCAATGACACCCCAAGAGGAGGCTATTTTCGAGGCAAAAGCTGAAAAAATGCTGAGAGGTCATCGTGGTTGCCCCCTTGGCAGGGACTTCAGGGCCTTTCGGTATCGCTACGATGTGAGCCCGAGAGACCCGGAGTTTGTTGCCAGATATGATCAGACGTTCCCAGGATCGCCCGGGAGCCCTGAATGGTGGGAACGGAAATACGGGAGACCCAATGGCTGACATAGACCTTACAACCAAGAGGCTGATATTCGATTCCTTTTGTTCGACTGACCCGGGTTATTTCGTCAATGCTGTAATTCAGAACAACAGACTGTTTATCAGTGTCTCGGATGTCAATGCCGATACTTCGCATGATTTTGAGGTGGTGTTGAAGCCTGTAGAGAGCAATAAAGAACCTGAAGCACCAGTAGAATCCGTAATGTATGGTGGGCCATGTGTTTTCAACAACAAGGATTTTGGCGTTCTGGTGGCTAAATCAAACAAGGAAAAGAGGGGATGGATTGCGGATGTCAGGTGGCAGGAATTTCCCGAGCAGAAGTTTCGGACGGCTTTGTACAGGGTTGTTGAGGAAGAGATGCCACTTGATGGAGTATGCCACTGGTTCCATTCCCCAGATAAAGGGGCTGCCTTTGGCAAGGATGTAATCATTCATAAGACTTTAGGGGCGGCGTTTGAATGGGCAGAGAAACAGATTGACGCCAGGCCTGCCATCACAGATTGGGAAGAGGTAGAACATCAGAAGAGCACTGCTCAGAGCGCAGCGGCCTCTTTTCTAAAGCGACACCTTGATGACATTTTGGGGGATATCAAAGACAACAGGCATCGGCTTATTTCCGGAGAGGCTATTTCTTCTCTATACAGCTATAATACTATTACTGAGTTTTCCTTTGCGAATTGGATTATGCCTGATGCCACTAACGGTAAAAAATTATGGTATCGTATATCTGTATCAACAGAATCAGAAGGCCATAGCAGCGCCGTCGAGGCAGGGGACCGGTGAAAGGCATCATAAAAGCAGAGAATAAAGCCCAGGCCCTGCAGATCCAGAAGCAGTTTCAGGACCTGGCTCAGAAGCATGGCGCCTGGTTGAAGATTACACACGATTTCAAGCCGGATCTCAAGATGATTGAGATTGAGAAGATCAGTATTAAGGTAGATTAAATGGAGGCCTCGCCGAATAAGACACAGAAGCGTCCGCATCTCTTTGTTGGAGGCATAAAGGATGGGCGTATTTTATATGTCCCTACTGATGTCAAGACGAGGCAGTATGGCAACAATAGATCTTATGATCGTTTGGAAATATATAAATATCAAAAGTCCCCGTATTTATATGGGTCTGTGTTTAAGTTGATCGATTCGGTCTACTGTACGCTTGAGAGAGACGACAGCGGTGTAACAATCAGCGCAGGCGATTTTGTTCCACTGGAGGAAGATAGATAAATAACAACTAAATAAGCACCCAACACGAGCACTAATTAAGGCCGGTTGGACAGGGAGATGACCCCCTGACCTTCCGGCCTTTTTTCGTTTGATCCACGTAAAGGATCACCAAATTCCGGGGACCTGCCCCCGACACCTGCAGGAATCGCCAATCCCACGGCGTAATGGAGGACGGCAAATGGCAACAACAATCAATGAAGACCCGAACAACCACGTAGAAGAACCTGAAGCACCGGAGGAGAACCAGACAGTAGACGGACCTGAACCCCAAGACTTCCCACCCCTCTTTGAGGATGAAGAGGAACACTCCGAGGAGGACCTGACAGGACAGACCGACGAGCCAGAGGGCGAAGAGGAGACGGTGACGCCCCCACCGGAAGGCGAAGAGGAAAAGCCCCAGGAAGCCGCTGAGGAGGAGCCTGAGAGCGAGGAAGAGGAGATTGAGGAGGAAGATAAGGACGACAAACCCCCGGCCGGCTACGTGCCGCTGGCGGCCCTGCACGAGGAGAGAGGGAGAAGGCAGTACCTCTCACAGGAGATTGAGACCCTCAAGCAGGAATTGGCGTCCTTGAAAGAATCTCCTCGCAAAGGTGAGAAGCCCGAGGAAGAGTTTCGGGTGCTGTCTGACCGAGAGTTCCAGGAATTGCTCGAAGATGATCCTACCGAAGCCATTTTGTATGACCGGAGACTTAGGATCTACGAGGCCGAGCAGACAAAAAAGGCGGAGCAAGAGAGGATCGAGAAGCAGATTGTGGACCGTGCGGCGAAAGCCATGCTTGAAGTTGTCCCCGATCTGTACGATCCCAACAGCACTACCAACCAGGAACTTAGCAGGTTCGCTGTAGAACAGGGATTCAATGAGGATTATTTGCCAGTGCTGACAGACCCCAGGACCAAGATTATTCCACCTGGGGCGGACGAGCCTGTGCTGCTTGGAGACGTGGCCGTAAGCCAGGTCAGGATGCTTCACAACCTGTACCAGAAGGCCAAAAGCAGTGACAGGGCGGCAATTGAAAAGGAAGTCACCGACAGGGTTACGAAGGAAGTGACCGATCGAGTGACCAAGGAAATAATGGCAAAATTCAAGGCGAATCCTACCCAGGAATACCAAAGCCTTGCCAGCGTGCCGGGGAACGGTGATGAGCCGTTTGACATCACCAGGGAACTTACCCCGGCCCAAGTTGACAAGCTGACCCCGGCTCAAAGGCGGGCGTACCTGGGAGGATAGCCCAGGGAGGATAACCAATGGCTGCAACCGAGTTTGCGTTAGGAGACGCATTAGCAGTACAGAGATGGTCGGCCGAGCTGGACCGTGAAACTCCGAAAAAGATGTATTTTCGGAAGTTTATGGGGACCAGCCGGGACAATATGATCGTCGTGAAGAGTGAGCTGAACAAAAAGGCCGGTGAAAAGATCACGTTCGGTCTCAAAATGAAGCTCGCAGGTGATGGTGTTGAAGGCGATAACATCATCGAAGGGACCTCGGCGGAGGAGGCCCTGAGTTTCTACAATCAGGCGCTCTTCGTTGACCAGAGACGTAAGGGCACTAAGTCTAAAGGCCGGATGAGTGAGCAGAGGGTCCCCTACAACATGAGACGTGAGGGGAGGGATTCCCTGAGTACGTGGTTTGCTGAGGATTATGATGAGCAGATCATGATGTACCTCGCAGGTCTTAGGGGGATTGACAGCTCTTTTCACGTGGGTACGTCCTGGACCGGAAGGGCGAACAACACCCTGACCGATGCCAACAGCGAGAACGTGATCTACGGCAATGATGCCACCAGCCCGGCTACTATCGGCTCCAACGATGGCATGACGCTGTCTATCGTTGACAGACTTCTTGCCAAGTTGGAGACTATGGACCCGGCTATTAACCCATTCACCATCAATGGAGAAAAGAAGTACGTCCTCTTGATGCACATCTGGCAGGCGTATGACCTTCGGACCAGTACCAGCGATAGGGATTGGTTGGATCTCCATATGCACACCGATGGTCCAAACTCCATGATCTACCAGAATGCCCTTGGTGAGTTCAATGGCATGATCCTTCACAAGCACCGCAACGTGATCCGTATGGACACCACGGTGGGATCTTACGCCGCTGACTCGGCACGAGCCCTTTGTCTTGGCGCCCAGGCCGGTATTATTGCCTGGGGCGGGGGTGGAGGCCAGGGCCGTTACACCTGGAACGAGGAAAAGGATGACCGTGGTAACGCCCTGGTGATTACCGCAGGGACTATCTACGGCGTTCAGAGGACCATCTATAACAGTAAATCGTTCGGCGTAATTGCAGTGGATACCTACTGCACCGACCCGACTTAATCAATGGAGGTACTGAAATATGGCTGCTGTAACTGTTCAGAGTGATGCAGTAAAAGCCGGAATCATGCCGGACGCAAATACCCCCGCAGGGGTTGTCCTATCCCGGACGGAGACGTATACCGAGACCGCGGCCAGGGATGCCAACAGCATTGTCCAGATGATTCCCATTCCCAAGTACGCCCAGATCCTCGACATCCATGTGTACATTGCGGACTCGGGGGATGGAAGGACTTGTGACATTGGCGATGGAGGGGACCCGGACAGGTTCTTTGATGGGCTTGACCCCTCCAGTGCGGCAATCCGCAAAACCCTTGTTGCCGATGGGGTTCCCATTGCTCCCTACGAGTACACCGCTGATGACACGATTGATGTCAAGTGGTTGGGAGACACCCTGGAGGAAGGCCAGGTCATTACCATGACGGTCTTTTATAGAATGGGCAACACCATTGCTGATGATTAACCATTAACAGGGCTGGGGGAGCGATCCCCCGGCCCTTCTTGAAAGGTCAGGCCATGTCTAAGGTGGTACTGGAGTATTCCGGCAGGAAGTTCCCCTTAACCCTCGATGTTGACCAGGGCGATGCTGAGAGGCTGGTTGAGACCAGTGGGCAGGATTTCCGTATCTTGGCTCATCTTGAGGACCCGAAGCCTAAAAAAGTCCCTGCGAGCAGTGGTCATCTATGTCCGGTCTGCCTCAAGGGCTACAAACACGCCGCAAGTCTCAAGCGGCACATGAAGGCGAAACATGCCGACTATAACGGGAAATGAGCTTATAGCCAGAGCAGGCACGTTGTTGAACGACCCTGATCATACCAGGTGGTCAGTCCTTCAGCTTCTTGATTCTATCCATGACGCTCAAAGGGACATTGTTGCTCGTAAACCGGATGCCTACACTAAGACGGCAAGCACCGTACTGACAGTTAGTGAAGTTAAGCACAGCCTCCCCTCTGATGCGATTATGCTTCTTGACGTCACCCGGAATATGGGCACAAACGGATCGACCCCAGGGAAGATCCCAACACGTATTGAGAAGGCCGTCCTTGATCAGCAGTGGCCGAGCTGGATGGCTGCTAGCGCCAATGCTGAGGTTGACCACTGGATGTACGATGAGAAGGACCCCCTCCACTTCTGGGTCTACCCGGTCCAGCCGGCTTCATCGCCGGGATACGTTGAGTTGGTCTACTCTGCGGTGCCCCCTCAGTTGGTTAAGACGTGGCAACCCTCGGCCGGGAGTTCTGTTTTCAAGGTTTCATGGGATGGAGCGGACCAGTATAGAGTTCTCCCTACTATCCGAAACGACCATATGTATTACCTTGATCTTTATGAGTTTATGACTGGTACCGGAACGACCGAACCGATATGGCCTACGGGGGACGGGGAGTACGTAGTGGATGGGGATTTCCTGTGGTACGAAATGACTCCTGATGTTCCCTACCCCATAACCCTAAACGATCAGTATGCTGCGGCAATCTTGGACTACATGGTTTATGCGGCCCTGTCGGTAGATGCCAACCTCACTCCGGTGGCCGCTCAAAAGGCTCAAGCGCATTTCAACAAGTACCTCAATTCATTAGGAATAACTGAACAGGTGGAGGGAATCTACGATCCCAATATCCAGAGCGCCGCTAAACCATCTCTTAGGGGAGTGTAAATGTCCACAGCCCTGAGTTCATTTGTATCCTACGTTCAGCCGTACATAGTAAATTGCCCTGTCCCTACGCTTAATCGGGCGGTCCAGGACGCGATCATAGACTTCTGCGAAAGGACCTGGATCAGGCAGATTGATTTCACCTGGAACATTACTGAAGATGACGTGATGGAGGAGCTGAACGATGCAGTGGACCTGGATCTTTCAGGAGTTGAAGGTCTCAGGCCCATAGAGGTCCTTTCGGCCCAGGCTGATGGGGTCAACCTTGAGCTTAAAGAACGTAAGGCGGTTGAGGCATTCCCTGAGTGGTGGAACGACAGCGATTCCTCTGTGTCCTACTGGTACCTGGTTGATAACGACACCATAAGGCTCTATCCGGTCCCTGTTCAGGATTTTACGCTCTTTCTAAGGGCTGCCTTCAGACCTCAGAGGGATGCTACCACGTTTGATGACGACCTCTATAAAGACTGGGTGGACATAATAGCGGAAGGCGCGAAGGCAAGACTCTTTGCCATGCCGGCAAAGCCGTGGACGAATCCCGATGCTGCTGCCCTGGCACATGCTCTTTACGAGCAGGGATTAAGCAGGGCCAAGATCCTTGTCAGGCGCAACTATTTACCGCTGAGGGTTTTTACTAAAGGCTGGATCTGATGGCTTACGTTGATACCGGCAGTGAGATAGCTGACGATACTGTTGTCCTCAGACAGCTTAAAGGGTCTCCTCTCAACATAGGCGAGTATGATGCCAGCATGCAGGTCATTGTTGATGCCCTCAACGATCTCAATACGAGAATCATCAACATAATCGCGGGGGAGGTTGAGTTCGTTTTCGCTGAGTATGAGGTAACTATAGCGTCTGGGGTTGCTAATTGCACCCACGGGTCAGCAAAGTATGTACTGGACACTGAAGGCGCGGCATCTTCGGACATCTTGGAGAAGATCACCGGGCTTACAACCGGATGTGTGGTGATTCTCAGTTGTGCTGATGACAACAGGCCTATTACGGTTCAGCACGGAACTTATCTAAGGTTGGCATCAGGGGTTAATTTTACTCTCAACAAAACTGCGGACACTATGTTTCTCAGGCATGTGGGCAGCGATGTGTGTGAAGAGATATCAAGGTCAAGTAACGAGTAGAGCGTGGGTCTTTTGCGCTGTCCTTTTCCTGTTTCTGGTCTGTACTGTGCAGTCCGACGCCGGGAGCAAGAAGAGGATTGCGAAAAAGGTAGAGGCCACTCTTGAGGAAGTCAAAAAGGAGATTGCCGAGGAAAATACGGAAGGTGAGGCCGTGCTGGCCCTCCGTATCGAGCTACTGAACTGGAAGAAGAAATACTACATCGAACACAGTATTACCATGCAGTTAAGGGTCCTAAACGAGCTGTGGAATAACCCCGAGTTCCAGGAATCCCAAAAGAAAGCCCGGGAATTAGACAAGCAACTGAAAAAACTGATGTTACTGCAATAAGGAGGGAATCGCAATGAAAAAAATATTGTTGGTTATTCTAACCCTATTGATTTGGCCCGCCGTTGTTTTCGGGGCAAACGGAGACCCGTTGCTGGTCCCCGGGAGTTCCGAGATTACTACCCTTGGCACGATCACGTCAGGAACCTGGGGGTCGTCTGCGACTACTGTAGGAGTTGCAAGCGGTGGTACCGGCGCTACTACGCTGACTGACCATGGCGTCCTGGTAGGTTCAGGGACCGGGGCGATAACCCCGCTTACCGTTGGGACCAATGGACAGATCTTAGTGGGCAGTACGGGCGCTGATCCGGTCTTTGCCACGTTAGGGGCCGGGGAGGCTATTACATACACTCCCGGGGCCGGGACCCTTACCATAGGCTGCGAAAGCGCCTCTGATACCAACAAGGGCGTTGTTGAGCTCGCGGTTAGCGCTGAGGTGGAAGCAGGGACGAATACGACCCTTGCCATTACCCCCGCAAGCCTTGAGGGTGGATTTAACGGCTCAACCAATATTACCATTCTTGGCACAATTACAGCGGGAACTTGGAATGCGGATGTAATAGGTGTCGCCTATGGAGGCACGGGGGTCGGTACCCTCACGGATGGAGGGGTTCTCCTCGGTAATGGTACTGGGGACATT